ATAAACAAGAATGTTACGATAACCAAAGATAAACAAGAAATTGTTATGACTTGCCAAGGCAGTGATCGTATCTCCACCTTTAGGCCACACCGTGGTGGTATCCAATGTACCTGCCGTACCCGAACCAAACTTATGAGGATTCTTAAGATCTGACCACTGTACAGTCACTTTATCAGTGGTAGTATCAGCATTCCAAATACGTCCCAAAGCACTGATAACAATGTTTGCTTGTTGAACCGTACCGTTGTATCCTGCTTCCTGATCTACACGATAATATTGAGTCGTAGACGTATCAGGATCAAAACCGATAGGAACATGACCACGCTGATAGAAGTATAAATCTCCATCTAGATAGGCAGTAGACCAGTTGTCAGCCGTGATCGTTGGTGCAGTACCGACACCGTTAAAGGTTACTTCAGACAGCACACCACCAGATAACTTAAATATCTTGTTATTACCTGCACACAGCGTGTAGGAAGTACCGTCTTTAGTGATCAACTCAGCAATAGTTTTAACGTTAGCAGTGCCCAGAGCAGCCAAAGTAGAATGGGCAGGGGTCCAACCCTTCCGTGCTCCTACTCGTCCATACTGGTCAATAATACAGTTGTTAGCCGTTAAAGCAAAGCCTGAAGCCAGATCCAAGGAACTATCCTGGGTGTTTAACCCATAGAACCCTGGAGCTGTGATAGAAAACGCTTGTAATTGCTGGCTCATTACACAGCCTCAAATGAATCATTCTCAGGTGAACGAGCCAATTCCAATGCAATCAAGTCAGACATAGCTGCCCTAGCCAGTGCATAAGCCTCTGAACTAGACAATCCACCGTCCTCGCCACGCTCTACCAAAGCACGAGCAAAGGCATTCAATACAATAGGCTCTTTAGCCAACTTGGTAGTGTCTGAATCAGCAGAAAAATCTTCTTCAGGAACAATCAGACTGAACCGAATTGAATATACTTTATCAGGAACAGGCCAGAACTTAACTTGAGTATCTCCATTGCTATCAACACCTTGAATGGTGTAATACATTGGTAATGCTTGAATAGGGCTAGGAATGGTGTAATAGAAGTTATCATGGTCTGCATGAGATAGAGGAGTCAACTGATAATAGTTGGTCGTATTGATTACATCCATTGTCTTAAAACGACGACCAGCACCTGTAAGACTATAACCGCCTACCTGATTGGTTACAGTCGTAACCGTGACTGCTTGGTTAAAAGCATCCCAGTCATAAGCATCACTAATTTGACGCTTTGCATCATTAACAAACTTTCCTACCAACGTGGATAAGGAAGTTTGACTGACAGTGGTAACGGTAGGTTCACGTAAGCGAACCATTACATCGTTAACAATGTCTAAATAAGTAGACAGAGCCATGATTAATATTTCTTCTTCTTGGACATATTAGTGGCTGTACGCTTACCACGCATCGGTAGTCCTGCGGAACTCAGTGCAATCGCAACAGCCTGTTTACGAGATTTAACTACTGGACCGCCCTTACCGCTGTGCAAAGTACCTTCTTTGTACTCGTGCATGACCTTACCAACCTTTGTCTGTTTTTTCATGGTGTATCCTTATTTAAGCATAAGCCTATCAAACATAAACGTTACAATGCCTCCAACAGCCGACGCAATAGTCATTCCCATCCAGAAGCCACCCTTAGACTTGTTGGCAAGCTCTAACAGGCATTTAACATCTTTACTAAGCGAATGAACCTCATTCTGCAAAGCAGTGACCTGAGCCTCAAGCTTACCAAACTCTCGTGGATCAATTTCAGACATTTGCTTTCCTCGGACGACCTCTGGGTTTAGCCATAACGGGCGTAAAAGAAGTATCAGTACGTTCTTCGTTTACATCCTCTTCAAGATCAACCTCATCAATGCGTTCATATCCAGAATGACCGATCATTGACTCAATATCATGAGGAAGCGTAAATTCAACTGTGTTTCCACTTTGTAAACAACGATATACTGCCATTTAAGTCTCCAAAGAAGACTCCCCCGCCTTTTGAGCAGGGGAGTTACTTCAATTAGGCCGGAACAGCCAGAGCGAACGCCGAGCTAGCGTTAGCAGCACCAGCGGTAGCCGAAGCACGCAGAGCAGACACACCATAGATGGTGTCGCTGGTGAACAGCGTACCCAGGTATTCCTGCTTGTACTGCGTCTGAGCACGAACGCCTTGTTGCTCAACCAGAACCATCGAATCACGATGACCCATCAGAGCAATGCGGTCAGCACCACTGTTGCCAGCGCCAAAGTCAGCGTTAGAGCTAACAAACACAGGCATACCGTACAGGTTACCAATTTCACCATTGCGGATGGTGTTGTTGGAACCAGCTTCACCCACGAAAGCCTGCTCGGTGTAACGAGCCAGACCCATAAGGGTGTTACGGCTAGACGGAGGAATCAGGAAGAAACGACCGTCCATAGGAACATCGTTGTCGTCCAGACGCTGGATCGTGCGGCGGATAGCAGCATCGGTCAGAGCAGCGGCGTTGGAGGTAGAGCTGTTATAAGCAGTCGTACCGTCCGAACCGATGTAAGCCTTGGTGCTAGCAGCGCTGGTAGCGTAGTCGTTCGTGCCAACGGTAGCGCCGTTGAACGAGCGGCCCAGGCGAACCAGATCCGTGTCCACTTGGCGAGCCAGAGCGTAACCAGCGTCATCAGTGTAGAACGAACGCAGGCTCGTCAGAGCTTGAACTTCCACGATGTCTTCAATCAAGCGAGAATACTCATAATGCTTGTTGATGGACACCAGGGTGTCGCCTTCGGTGTTAACGATCAGCGTCACAGCGTTGGTAGCGCCCTTAGCGGAAGCAGAACCACGAACCGGGGTAGGAATGTGAACAGCGTCACCCTTCTTACCTTTGAAGTTCATACGCTTGATAACGTTAGCCAGAACCAAGTTCTTTTTGTAGGCAGCAATAATCTCATCAGACCACAGCTTCGGAATGAAGTTTGCTGCGGTCGTGGTGGTCGTATTATTGGCCGGTGAAAATGCAGTTGCCATTTAAGACTCCTAAAATTGATAGATTAACGTACACGATCCTCGTTATACGCCTGCATGATTTCATCAGCAAGCATCTCATAACGTTGAGGATCAGTCATTTTGAGCCGAATAAGGTCGGCACGCCGATAGATACGCTTGGAAGCCTCTCCCGTCCCCCCTACATCTACTCCAGCAGCTTTAAGGTTCTGTTTCCGGGCTGTTTCACCAGCTTCTTCGGATTGTTTGGCCTTAACGCCTTTTAGAGCCTTGTAGGTCGAAAGCAATTCATTGGCTGAGTCAAAATCATACTCAGTGTCTGCCTTGGCATAAAGACCTAGACGAACACTGGAGCCTTTAACCCACTCTGCAAAACCAGGATCATTAACGATCTCGGAGAAGTCAGGGTGTTCTGTAGCCAGTTTCTGCTGAATCTGCATCTTCTTAAATTCTTGAGCCGCTTGACGAGCTGCAAGAACGTCAGGATGTGATTCAACAGTCTTTTGAATAGCTTTCTGAGGATTCTCAAAGAAGTCTACCTCAGGTTCTACTTGAGTATCTTGAGTGTTTTTATTGAGGTTAGTCTTAATCAGTTCATCAGTCAGTTTTCGGATCTCTCCTACTTCCTGTGCTTGTCGCCCAATCAGCTTTTCAGCCTCTTGGTGCATCTTGATCACATCATCCAGAGATTTATTCCTGTATTTCTCAGGGATCTCAGGCGCTGGTGCGTCTTCTGCCTGCTTTTGAGCTTCTGCTTCAAACTCACTAAGAGTCTCGTCTTCATTGTCAATCAACATACCGATTCCTTTTCCTGCCCCTACGGGTTTTAGGATAATTAAATGAACTCGACCAAAGGTTTATGAGTTCGCCTTTTGCTCCGCAGCCAGCTTTTCACGGTGTATACGGTCAAACTTGTTTGCCGCACCAGGGAAACTCCCTGACCACCCTTCTAGCTTGATTGCTGGAGCTGAAAGAGCACGGAAAGCTGCCTTTCCGCACTCACAAGGTACACTAACCGTCTCATAATCAGTTAGTGCGTCTTTTCTATGCCCGTTCTCACAGGCGTATTCATAGATTCTTTTCATTCAATTCCTCGTACGCTCTTTCGCTGACCTGTTTTAAGGTTTGTAGCCACGTAAGGATGGAAAGTTCACCTTTTTTAAACCAAAGGTCTTTCTCATCCTGAATAATTGAAACATTATGCAGTACTTTTATCATTTTGTCAAGGTCTTCTTGCAAATCTTTCCAACCTTTTGTTGCCATCATTGCAAAACGATCCTCGTAATAGGCTTGTAGTTCTTGATCCATATCAGTTAAACATCATGAAAAAGTTAGTATTTGAGGCCACACCAGCACTAGGCGTATAGGCAATGACGATTAGACCTTGAGCGCCTGCGCCGCCTGCTGCTGTAGTTGTATTGGTAGATCCTCCAGAACCTCCAGCACCGTACACAACACCTATAAGACCCGCAGAATTTGCTCCCGCTGATCCCCCAGAACCTCCACCACCGCCAATAGTGTTAAGAATGTCAATGCCTATGCCGCCAGATTTACCAACGGCGTTAACCCCACCACCACCGCCACCGCCAAACGTGCCTGCGGTATTAGAAGCACCGCCACCTGTGCCACCAAAATTATTACCGCCAGTACCGCCGGTAGCAGAAGAAGCGTTACCCCCGGCAGAACCACCGCCGTTACCACCACCGCCGCCGCCTGCCGTATTGCCAACAGTTCCGTCAGCAAAACCAATACCCCCATTGCCGCCTGCACCATTAGGTCCAGCAGCACCTCCACCGCCACCGCCAGTAACAATTACCCCAGAAGTGGTTGTAATTGAACCTGCGCCACCAGTACCACCAGAATATGTACCAGAACCGCCTGTTCCACCTATGGATGTAGGCGTTGTGGTTGTGGAACCACCAGTACCGCCCGTAGCTGTGTTTGTAGTCGCCCAAGAAGTTGTGCCGCCTGTGCCGCCTGTTCCGCCAAGAGAAGTACCTGCCGTTCCAGCAATACCAACCGCAACAGTAATTGAAGAGCCGCCTGTGGTTGAGTAATTTGTAACTACACGATAACCACCACCGCCACCACCCCCGCCACCTGCTTTGTTAACAGTGCTTGTGTATCTAGAACCACCGCCGCCACCACCAGCACCAATCATGTAAATGGTATTGCTACTAGAGTTCCAATCACTGGGAACAGTCCACGATGTAGTGGCTGTGTTGGTGATCTGATAGACTTTGATAGCACCTGTGCCACCAGCCTGGAACAGACCGCCAGTATTGTTACCGCTGTTGGTGGAGTTTGCTCCTAGATACCAGACATAAGGAGTTGTTCCGTTAGTAGCAGGGGCAGGAGTAAATGCAATGTCTTGGACGTTCAGATAGTCAGTTGATACTGTGCCGCCGCTTGACAAAGCAATAGTTGCTTGAATTCCTGCGAGTGCGCTGTTCAATGTCAACAATTTTGCTGACGCACCAGCACCAGTAAATTGAGAAACAGTATTTGTGTTGTTTTGAGGTAAAGTTATTGTGGTAGCTGCTGTTGCTGTATAGGACGCTGTAATGTCTTTAAACGTATTAGATCCGCTT